TCGTAAAATATTTCGCATCCAAGCACCGAACCGTGTGCTTTTTTTAGTTAAAGGAGATTTCGTATATGGATGATTACTATGGTATTGAATACCTGAGACACAAACTCGATCGGAAAAAGCCTCGTGTCCGATTGCGGTATGACTATTACGAGCAGAAAAGAAAAAAAGAGCGATATTCGACGCTGACTCCGTACTGGCTTAAAGGTTTGTATGAAGCAAACGTGGGATGGTGCACTAAGGCGGTCGATGCCTTGTCTGACAGACTGGTATTTGAGGGATTTACCGATGACTCTGACATTTTCGGCGCAAATCAGATCTTCAGCGCAAACAATCCGGATATCATGTTCGATTCGCTGATCTGTGAAAGCATGATCGCATCCTGCGCCTTTGTGCATATTGCGCATGGCGAAAATGGCGAGAAGATCCCACGCTTGTCCGTGCTGACTGCAGACAATGCGACAGGTGTGATCGATGAGTTCACCGGACTGTTGAAAGAAGGCTATGCGGTACTGGACATGGACAAGAACGGACAGCCGATACTGGAAGCATGGTTTACACCTGAGTTTACCGAGTATTACATCAAAGGAGAACAGCCATACAGGGAAGTCAACCCTGCAAGGTATCCTTTGCTGGTTCCTGTTGCGTATCGTCCGGATGCAAAGAGACCTTTCGGACATTCTCGCATCTCCAGATCATGCATGTATTATCAAGAGTTTGCACGTAACACTTTGGAAAGAGCAGAGATCTCTGCGGAGTTCTATTCCTTCCCTCAGAAGTATGTGACTGGCTTGGATCCGGAGACTGATCCGCTCGATACATGGAAGGCAAGCATCTCTGCAATGCTGAGATTCGACAAAGATCAGGATGGAGATTCGCCAACGCTTGGACAGTTCACTCAGCAAAGCATGGCACCATATACCGACCAGTTGAGAACGGCAGCCGCAATGTTCAGCGGTGTGACTGGCTTGACTTTGGACGATCTTGGATTTGTTACCGACAATCCTTCTTCTGCCGAAGCAATCAAGGCAGCACATGAGAATCTGCGCATGACAGCTCGCAAGGCTCAGAGGACATACGGCACGGCATTCGCCAATGTCGGATACCTCGCAGCGTCCTTGCGTGACAACGAGCCTTATTCACGCACACTGGTCAGCGACATGAAAGCTAAGTGGTTGCCTGTATTCGAACCGGATGCAGCGATGCTGAGTTCAATCGGCGATGGTGCCATCAAAGTCAATCAAGCCGTTCCTGGATATTTCTCCAGAGACACGCTTGAAACTCTGACAGGCATCGAGGGCGGATTTGAAGAGACAGGCGAACCGGTAGAGGTGGAAGAGAATGTCTGATTTCGGACAGACTCTTCTGTCTAGGGTTTCCAAACGGTTCAATGCGAATCTGAGAGCAGACAAGAAGATCCGCCAACTGGCAAGGAAGGTTCGTGACAGCACGGATTACAACGATGCATCACAGTACGCTGAGAGGCTCGGAGAACTGCTTTCTGAGGCGATGAATGCAGAGACAGTGGATTTGTCATTCATGTCCGAGGAAGTGGCTAGAGAGCTGTTATTTCCGCTTCTGGAAGGCGATTATGACTTAGTCTGTGAGGCGGTCGAAGCGGTGCAGAAAAACATGTATTCAAGCCTTGGAACAGGGTTGAATGTAGCACTTCCGGAACTGGACACCAACCGGATTGAAGGACTGGTCAGCAAGATTGCGAGTTATGCCACATTCGATGAGGCACGATGGCTGATCGATGAGCCGATTGTGAATTACTCCATGTCTGTGGTTGACCAGGGCATGAGGGACAACGCAAAGAAGGCTTCCGGTGTTGGCTTCACCGCAAAGATCGTCCGAGAGCCGGAGCCGTTCGGGCTGAAGTCTCGCAAAATCGGTCGCAAGACATATACATACAGAGTGCCATGCAAGTGGTGTTCCGGTCTTGCCGGCAAATGGGATTACGAGGATGCACCGGATGACGTATACAAACGGCATGCCTTCTGCAGATGCACCGTCACATACCAGATCGATGGTTCAAGGCAAGATGTCTACAGTAAGCGCATGTGGTCTGAAAGTGACACGAAAGCACAACAGGAACAGATCAAAGAGGCTGAGCGCAGAGTCGCAGAGGATTACGCAAGGCTGAATGTTGGCAAGATCGTCAGCTCGCTGACGGTCACCGAAACAGGCGCACGAAAGATCTTGTCAGATTACGGGTACGAGATTACAAGAGACGGACTGGCAACAGTTGTGGAACGTCTCAGAAACAATCAAAAATTACTGAATCAGAAATACAGATAAGGGGTAACAGGGATGGAGACCAGGATCGGTAGCCAGTTCCCTTCCCAATACATTATTTTGCCGTTTAAAAAATCCCTTGGGACTGAAGCCGTAAAGTCCTACGAGGAAAGCGGAAGGAAAGCACAAGACTGGCAGAAGCTGTTGATCGAGAACATCATGGCGGTCAACGATGACGGCCTGTGGGTGCATTCCAAATTTGGCTATGAAGTGCCCAGACAGAACGGAAAGGGCGAAGTCATAGCCATGCGTGAACTACAGGGTTTGCGCAATGGTGAGCGGATCTGCCACACCGCTCACAAGACATCAACCTCACACAGCGCATTTGTCCGTCTGATGGGCATTCTGGCAGATGCCGGATACCACGAAGTTCTCAGACGCAAGAAGGGCGAACAGATGCCCGAAAAGTCCTTCAAGGCAACAAAACAGTACGGTCTTGAACAGATCTTCATGAGCGATGGCGGATACATTGCATTTCGAACCAGAACCGAATCCGGTGGTATCGGTGAATCCTTCGATCTGTTAGTCATAGATGAAGCACAGGAATACACGCAGACACAGCAGGGTGCTCTGATGTACACCATCGCAGCATCCCCGAATCCGCAGACGATATTCTGCGGAACACCGCCAACGGTATCATCCAAAGGCGATGTGTTTGTCCCTTTGCGTGACAGGGTGCTTTCAGGGCAATCCCAGGATACAGGATGGGCGGAATGGTCAGTCTACCAGTATCCAAAGGACATCATGGACACGGATCTGTGGTACCAGACCAATCCAAGTCTGGGCACGATCTTGCGAGAGCGAACGATCCGTAACGAGGACGTATCCAACAACCTGGACTTCATCATCCAGAGGCTTGGATACTGGCATCGATACGAACTGAAATCCGAGATCACCGAGAAGGACTGGACACGCTTATGTGTTCCTAGGGTTCCGGATCTGAAAGGAAAGATCGCTGTCGGAGTCAAGTTTGGCTCAGACGGAAAGAATGTGGCTCTGTCCATTGCGGTCAAGACATCAGATGGCAAGACCTTTGTGGAATGCATTGATTGTGCACCGCAGAGCGATGGCTTTGAATGGATGATCAGATGGATCCGTGAGTGCAAGGCTGTCGGACTGGTCGCTATTGATGGCAAAGGTAAGTCCGAGCTGTTTGCAGACATGCTGAAAGCGGAATGCCCGAAGGTCAAGGCTGTCATACCGGCATATGGTGAGATGGTCGTGGCTTGTTCCGGATTCCGCCAGGCAATTGACACTGGTGAGATCATACACTGCAATCAGCCGAGTGTGACGCAGTCTGTATCTAACTGCGAAAAGCGCATGATCGGCACAAACGGAGGCTTCGGCTTCAGAACCCTAAAGGAAGAGATCGAGGTGGCAATCGTTGAATCGCTTGCCATCGCACACTGGGCATCATCCCAGATTAAGGAAAAGAAACGGCAAAGAATCGGGTATTAAGCGCAGAATCTCAACTGCGCTTTTTACATATTTACGCTTACACAGCGGTTAACAGTGGGAAAAGGAGAAAACATGGCTGAATTTAAAATCATCAACACACAGGAAGAATTTGACGAACGCATCAAAGAGAGGCTCGAAAGGGCAGAGAAGAAGATCCGTGAAGAATACAAGGGATGGACTTCTCCGGATGATCTGAAGGCACTCAATGAGAAGCACGGCGCAGAGGTCTTAAAGCTGAACCAGACACACGCAGAAGAGCTGAAGAAGTATGAAGGGTATGACAAGACCTTTGAAGAGCAGAAGAGCAAGATCCATGCTCTGGAAGTGTCTGCGCTGAAGACAAAGATCGCAAATGCAAAGCAACTGCCGTTTGATGCGGTTGAGTTCTTGCAAGGGGATGACGAGCAGTCGATTACAGAATCTGCGGACAGACTTTCCAAGCTGTCTACAGGCTACTCCCATGGCTTTACACGTACAACGGAAGAGCCACAGGAGTCATCTATGGATCAAGCCTTGAGAGGCTTGGCACAGTCTTTTAACAAATAGCAAAATAGCAAGGAGAAAGAAAATGGCAAACGTATTAACAAAGGGAACACTGCTTCCAACACAGATCGTTGAAGAAATGTTCAACGCTGTAACAGGCAAATCCAGTCTAGCTAAGCTGTCCGGACAAAAACCGATCCCGTTCAACGGAACAACAGAATTTGTTTTCAGCCTCGATAAAGAAATTGACATCGTAGCTGAGAACGGTGCAAAATCCAACGGTGGTGCAACAGTTACCGCAAAGACAATCCGTCCTATCAAATTTGAATATGGTGTTCGTGTATCCGATGAATTTATCTACGGAACAGAAGAATACAGAATGAACGTTCTCAGAACATTCGCAGAAGGCGCAGCAAAGAAGGCAGCTAGAGGCTTCGATATCGCTGCATTCCATGGTGTAAACCCACGTACAGGTTCCACATCTGCAGTCATCAACGGCGAAGACTTTGACCACCTGGTAACAGCAAACACTGTTACATACAACGCTTCCACACCGGATGCAAACATTGATGCTGCAATCGCACAGCTTGGTGAAGTAGATGCAACAGGCATCGCAATGTCCCCTGCAATGAGAAGCGCAATCGCTGCAATGGCAGTAAACGGAGTACGCAAGTATCCTGAGTTCGCATTTGGCGCACAGCCGAACACACTCGGTGCTATGGATCTCGATGTAAACTCCACAGTATCTTTCGGCAACACACAGTCTGCAGGTGACCATGCAATCGTTGGTGACTTCGAAAATGCATTCCGTTGGGGTTATGCAAAAGAAATTCCGCTCGAAGTAATCGAATATGGCAACCCGGATAACGATGCAACAGCAGGTGACCTGAAGGGACACAACCAGGTATATCTCAGAGCTGAGTTCTTCATCGGCTGGGCAATCCTGGCTCCGACATACTTCTCCAGAGTTAAGATCGGCGAATAAGTGACGGAGATTATTCCGTGCTGTACAAAAATAAAAACACCGGAGTAATCATCGATGTAGATTGCAAGATCGGAGGTGACTGGGTTCCGGTCACTTCCGAGCCTGTCACAAAGAAAAAAGCTCCGGTCAAGAGAAATACAGGGAGGAAGAAAAATGGCAACTGAACCATATGCAACAATTGAAGATGTTAGTATACTCTTTCGTCCCTTGACTGCCGAAGAGGTTGTGAAGACAAACGTTCTGCTTCCTATGATCTCCAACGAATTGCGAGTCAGGGCAATCAACTTCGGCAGAGATTTAGACCAGATGATCGAGGCTCAACCGCTTCTTGCCTCGGTTGCGAAAGAAGTCACAGTATCAGTAATCAGCCGTATCCTCAGACAGAATCTGAATGGCGATGCAATGACACAGGAAAGCCAGAGCGCACTCGGGTACTCGTGGAGCGGTACTTATGCCGTTCCTGGAGGAGGCATCGGTAATGCGATCCTTCCGTCAGATCTGAAGCGTTTAGGCTTGAAAAAGCAGAAGATGGGATGGTTTGATCCATATGATCCAAGGTTCAACGGTAATACTCTGGGTTAGGGAACAGACAGGCGTAAATCCGTTTGGAGAGCCTGTTTATGACCATGTCGCAAAGGTCGTCAAGGATGTGCTGATTGCTCAGCCATCGCCACAGGAACGCACCGATGAGCTGAATTTTTCGGGCAGAATGATCGAATATACTTTGGGCATTCCAAAAGGCAACACGGACAACTGGCAAGACCAGATCGTGGAGTTCTTCGGGCATAAATACCGCACATTCGGCATTCCGGAAGAAGGCATCGAGGCGAACATTCCGCTCAGATGGCATAAGAAAGTGAAGTGTGAGCGGTATGAGTGACCGCTTCGTGTTGGATCGCAAGGGTGTCAGAGAATTGCTGACATCTCCGGAAATGGCTGAAGTCATTGAAGAGTATACGCAGAATGTTCTGAACAGAGCCGGCGGAGGATCTGCAGGATATTCTGCAAATGTCATGACTCAGAACAGGGCGGTAGGCAGAGTTTATGCTTACAATGCTGAAGGTGCCAGAGACAACAACGAGAACAACACACTTCTGAAGGCATTAGGGCAATGATCGAATTGATTGTATTAAACTATCTCAAATCGGTGATGGATGTGCCTGTGGTCATGACAGAGCCGAGCAATCCGAATCCTGAGAATCCGCAGACGTTCGTGAAGATCGAAAAAACAGGATCCGGAATCACAAACCACATCAAAGAGGCTACCATAGCAATCCAGTCATATGCGCCTTCCATGTATGAGGCAGCGGTACTGAACGAAAAAGTAAAAGAAGCGATGGAACAGATAATCACTCTCGATGATGTCACGTCATGCAAATTAAACAGCGATTACGAATACAATCGAGAGTCAACTAAACAGCCTAGATACCAGGCTGTTTTTGATATTAGACACTACTAAGGGAGGATATCAATTTATGGCAAATACAGCACATGTTACAGCCGGCAAGCCAAAGGTCGGCGGTCATGTATTTCGTGCACCTGTCGGAACTGCTCTTCCGACTGATGCTACTACCGCCTTAAACTCCGCTTTTATCGATATGGGATACATCAGTGAGGACGGAGTCACAAACTCAAATTCGCCTGAATCCGATATCATCAAGGCATGGGGCGGAACACCTGTACTGACAGTGCAGACATCTAAAGAAGATACATTCGCACAGACTTTCATCAGTGCAATGAATGTTGAGGTTCAGAAGATGGTCTACGGTGCAACAAACGTCACAGGCACTGACGTAGCAAATGGCATTACAGTCACAGCAAATGCAAAGGAACTCGAAGAATACTCTTATGTCTTTGAGATGATTGCAAAAGGCAATGTTGCTCACAGAGTGGTACTGCCACAGGCTAAACCGTCCGAGATCGGCGATGTTGTATACACAGACTCCGATGCTGTCGGTTATGAGGTCACATTGTCCTGCTCAGCAGATGCCAATGGCAACACACATTACGAATACTGGCAGACTGCCTAATAACAGGATACTTCTATGATTAAAGGTGCTACGAAATCCGGACTTGAGTTTGAGATCGATGAAAATCGTCTGAACGATATGGAAGTGATTGACACTTTAACGGAACTGTCCGAAGCAGATACAGACAAATCAAACCTCGATCTCAGCAAGCTGTCAAAGCTGATCAGCAAGGTATTGACCAAAGACATGAAGAAAAAGCTGTACGATCATGTTCGTACAGAAGATGGAAGATCACCAATCGACAAAGTATCTGAAGAGTTCTTCGAGATTCTCCAGTACAATGGTGAGACAAAAAACTCGTAGCCCTTGCCGGCATCATTAACAAATACAAGACAGAGATGGTCTGCGACCTCGCAGAGACATATCATGTTCTGAACTACAGAGAGCTGCCACCATTAACGGTTGCAGCTCTTGTTGCCGGTTTGGGCGCAAATTCACGAATCAGAAGAAAGCAAGCCGGGGTGTATACTCCGGCAGAATTGTCAGTTTTGGCACTGATCTATGACAAACTGAGCCTGTTGCTATGGGCACAGTCCAAGGATGGTCAGAAGAACCGGAACAAGCCTGAATCGCTTTATCAGATGCTCAATCAGAAGCCGAAAGAAAAGGACATTGTGGCATTTGATACAGGAGAAGAGTTTGACCGAGCCAGACAGGAAATTATTAATAAGCAAGAAAGCAAGGAGGCAGAATGACCACACTAGGTAAGGCATACGTGCAGATTGTTCCTTCTGCTGATGGGATCTCCGGATCGATCACAAATATTATGAAAGGCGAGACCGAAAGTGCCGGAGAAAAGAGCGGTTCGCTTTTTGGGTCAAAATTTATCGGTATCGCCACAAAAGCGATAGCAGCTGCAGGAATCGGCAAGATGATCGGCGCAGCGCTAAACGAAGGCGGTCAGCTTCAGCAGTCTCTTGGTGGGGTGGAAACGTTGTTCGATACCGCAACAAGCCAAGCTGCAGACATTGTCAAAGCTAACGCAGCCAAGGCTTTCGAGACTGTTGGTGTATCTGCCAATGAATATATGCAGAACGTCACATCATTCAGTGCAGCTCTGATCTCATCGCTTGGTGGTGATACGGAAAGGGCAGCAAAGGCAGCCGATACCGCCATGATCGACATGAGTGACAATGCAAACAAAATGGGTACTTCACTGGAGTCTATCCAGAACGCATACCAGGGCTTTGCAAAAGGTCAGTACACCATGCTGGACAACTTGAAACTCGGCTATGGCGGTACCAAGACCGAAATGCAGAGGCTGTTAAAAGATGCGCAGAAGATTACAGGTGTTAAGTATGACATGGACAATCTGGCAGATGTTTATGAGGCGATTCACGTAATCCAGGGCGAATTGAACATCACAGGCACTACTGCAAAGGAAGCATCATCCACACTGGAAGGCTCTGCCAATGCGATGAAAGCAGCGTTTAAGAATCTGCTTGGGGGCATGGCTACAGGCGGAGACATTGAACAGTTGCTCAGCAATGTGGCAAATACCACAGCTACATGGCTGTTTGGCAACATGATTCCGATGATTGGACGGATCGTGTCAACCATTCCAAGCCTTGTGGCAGGCATCCTGCAGACAGGCGTGCCATTGCTGATCCAGAGCATCGGCGACATGGTCACACAGATCGTTACATGGTTTAACGGCGGAGGACTGACAAGCCTCATGTCAACAGGATCCAGTATTGTCCAGACGATCAGCACAGGTATTACAACTGCTCTGCCGATCATGTGGAGCACTCTGATCACAATGATTAAAGGCGCAGGCGCATGGCTTGGGGCAAACCTTACACCTATGCTGAGGGCAGGACTTAACTTGATCACCAAACTTGTCAGCGGTATTTGGAATAACAGGCAAGCCGTATTTGACGGCCTTGTGCAAATTATGAATACTGCAGTCGAATTTATCAAACGTATTGACTGGGTAGGGCTCGGTGTGACATTGATCAATTTCATCACAAGAGGTGTCAGAGCAGTATTTAATGCTCTGCCGACATTGCTGATGGACATCGGGAAGACCGCATGGCGAATTGTATCCACAATCGACTGGGCAGGCCTTGGCCGTACGCTGATTAATGCGATCGTGCGAGGAATCAATGCTTTGTTCCAGTCCATCCCGAATATTATCAAAAGTATCCTGAATGCCGGCAAGCGTGTTGTTACAGAGATTAATTGGGGGCAGGTCGGCCGTGATGTCATTAGCGGAATTGTCAGCGGTATCAGAAACGCAGGCAGTATGCTATTTAATTCATTGAAAAGCGTAGCAAGCAGTGCATTGAACGCTGCTAAAAGGTTGTTGAAGATCGGCTCACCATCCAAGGTTTTCGCCGATGAAGTAGGTCAGTGGATTCCTGCAGGTATTGCGGTTGGTATTGAAGATAACCAATCCGTATTGAATACTGCAATCGATGACATGGCATTCATGGCAGACAGCGCACACAATGCCTTTGTCGGACAGAGTGCTTCTTCCGGAAAGACGATATCTGCGCCGATCACTGTCAGTGTTAACGTCAATGGCAATGTCGATGACATTGACCGATTGGCGGAAGTCATTGCGGAAAAGATCAATGACCAGATCGTCAGAAGAGATGAGGTGTTCGCATGATCCCCATCGTAATTTATGCAAATAAGAATTTAAGGGACTTCGGTGTACTGGTTGATGAATCAGGGATCTTTGTCAGTCCGTCAAAGGATTACGAATTGACAGAAGTTCCAGGGCTGAACGGAAGTCTGATCTTTGATAACGGCCGATTCAAAAATGTAACAATTCCTATCAGTTGCATTATCAGAAAAAACTTTAAATTGAACTATACCGCATTGATGAACTATCTGCTGAGCCTTGATGGGTATCAGCGATTGCTGATGTCTGAAGATCCAACTCATTACCGCATGGCATCGTTCCTGGAATCGGTAGAGCCGGAGACATGGGAACGGAACAAGAGCGGACAGTTCACGCTTGTATTTGAATGCAAGCCACAACGCTATCTGACAACAGGCAGTGAGTGGCATGTCTTTGCGAGCGGAAGCACCATTCCGAATATTACAAGATTTAACGCAAAGCCTGTTATCCGCTTTTACGGCAACGGCAGTGTGACACTTGGAAATAAGACAGTCACTGTGACAGGCAGAGGCGCAGACCAGTATATTGATATCGATTGCGAGATGATGACATGCTCAAACGGATCATCAAACCTGTCTTCCCATGTTGTGCTATCTAACGGATATCCGGTGATTGCTCCGGGCGGTTCGGGCATTGAATATACAACAGATTCAACTGTTGAAAATCCATGCCAGATCATGCCAAGGTGGTGGGAAGTATGATTCCGATTTTATATTCTGCATCAGAAACTTCCTTTGCATCGGAAGGTCTCGGCAGATTTGCCGAAGCCATCTCTTGCTCCGTCAAGGAAGTCAGAAACGGCGGTTATGAGCTGACAATGGTGTATCCGGCAAACGGACTGTTGTTTGATCTTATGGACACAGGCATGTTCATCTTTGCAAAGCCTAACGATACGGCAAACCCACAGGCTTTCAGAATCTACAAGATCACAACACCGCTTAATGGCAAGGTGACGGTCTATGCTCAGCATATCAGCTATGATCTGACAGGCATTCCTGTCATACCGTTTACGGCAACAGGCATTAATGCAACATTGTTGGGAATTAAGAACAACAGTGCAATCACAAACGATTTCACTTTCACTACCAACATTGTCAACACAACTACTGAATTTAAATTAAAAGCACCAACATCAGCCAGGGCATGCCTCGGTGGCACGGACGGATCGGTGTTGGATCTTTTTTCCGGATCTGATTCCGGAGAGTTCGAATGGGACATGAAGGCGGTCAAATTTTGGAGCCATCGTGGTTCTGATAATGGTGTCACGATTGCATACGGCAAGAACATGACCGACCTAAACAAGGAAAAAACAGACGAATCTTTATATACCGGTGTAATGGCTTACTGGATTAATTCGGAAAGCGGAGCTGTTGTCAGAGGCGCGATCCAGTACGTCGCTAATCACGAGAACTATCCTGTTGAGAAGATCTTCATTCTGGATGCTTCATCAGACTTTGAATCTCAGCCAACTGTTGCCCAGCTGAATGCCAGGGCACAATCATACAGGGATGCAAACAATGTTGGTGTGCCAAAGGTCAATGTCAAAGTGTCATTTGTTCCTTTGTGGCAATCAGAGGAATATAAGAATTTGGCACCACTGGAGAGGGTATCATTGTGTGATACAGTCACTGTCCGGTACGAAAAGTATGGTGTGAATGCTACATCAAAGGTCATTGAAACAGATTACGATGTGCTGAAAGAAAAATACAACTCAATAACTCTTGGCGATGCCAAGAGCAGACTTGGGGAAACCATACAACAGAAGATTAACGATACCGTAACAAAGAAAACTGAAGAAACAGCTTCTTTTCTTGAACAGGCAATTGACCATGCAACTGAGTTGATCACAGGCGGTGATGGTGGCAACGTGGTCATCTCCAGAGATGCAGACGGCAAGCCATATGAGCTTCTGATTATGGACAATCCGGACAAGACACAGGCAATCAATGTCATCCGTATGAATCAGAACGGCATTGGCTTCAGCACGAACGGATACAACGGTCCGTTCAGCACCGCATGGACGATTGATGGTGGATTTGTTGCAGACTTTATCAAGTCTGGAACGATTGATGCGATCAATATTAATGGTTCTAACATCAGCGGTTCTGTCATTACGTTTACTGAAGGATCGGGGCAAATAACAGCAGAAGCATCTTCTTGGCACACAGGCGCAGCTACAACCGTTGAAGGAGTATTATTCCATGGCACAGGTGGCTTTGGTATTTCATCAAACGTTTTCGATGTGCAAACTGGAGATGGCGGTGTCAGCATCTTGTCAAATTCCACCACATCTACAGAAGCCCGTGTGGGACTTGGTGCTGTTAGGGTGACAAGTGATGCACGGTTAACTGAAGGAATAACGCTTGATACGTTTAGTGGAATAAGTATTAGAAGTCAAATTTATAGCACTGGATCTGCCGATTATTCCTCAAATCGTGCCTTTATAAGTCTGATGGGCAGGGCAGGAGCGGTCAGCATTACTGCAGGCATGTCAATCAGCATGACATCGAGTGGAACGCTTTCGATAAAGGCATCGTCTACGCTTGTTGTAAATTCAACTACATGGGCATATCTTGGCAACTATGTTGCTAATGCCGGAACATACTTCGCAGCAGGCGAAGAAGACAACAGAGTATACATCCGCACAAATGGTGTCGGTCATTATTGCAAGTGGGAAACAGTCAGCGGAAAAACATATCTTGTGTCCGCATAAGGGAGATATATGAGAAATATTGAAGCGTTTGAAATGTTCAACAAATTGAATCAGCAGACGATGGACAACACACAGACCATGCCTGTTAAGGTTTCGTATAAAATCATCAAAAACAAATTCGCCCTGAAAGCATTGTGTGAGCCGTATGTGGAAACACGCAACGCTATTATCAGCAGTTATGCCCAAGGCAAGCAGACTATCGAGCAGACTGACCCAAACTATGCCGATTGCATGATAAAGCTGGCAGAACTTGACAATGCTAATGCAACGGTTAATTTGGAAAAGATCAAATATTCAGACATCGAAAGCCTTGAACTTCCGATAGAACTGATGAATGCGATTTACTTTATGGTGGAAGAATAACAAAGGAGATTTACATGATTACAAGAAATTTCAATCTCTACTTAAATGCCGGCACTAATATTGCGCCGATCATCAATGCAAGCCAATTCGACCAGGGCGAAGAATGGATCTTCACGCTATTGACGGAAGATGGTACTGTGTACACACCTAGCACCGGAGCGATCATTGGACTGAAGACAGACGGAACCACGATACTCAATGCCGGAACGGTAAACGAGGACGGACAGGTCGTCATCACAGAGACCGAGCAGATGACTGCAGTGCCGGGTTCGAACATCTTCGAGATCTTGATCGACGGAAACTCTCACGGGACAGCAAATTTTGTTGTTTTTGTGGAACGCAGACCTGGCGACATCGACAATCCGTCCGAGTCTGATATTTCGTTATTCCAGGAAGCCATTGAAGCAGCCGGAAATATCACGCAGTTCCAGGCAGACATCGCAAATCTGCAAAGCAATGTGGACGATCTGGAGACAGGACTGGCACAGGAAGAAAGCACTAGATCGACACAGGATGCCGTTCTTTCCGGAAGAATTGATACACTTGCAACAGCCATTGGCGAAACGGGCGAGACGGTGCTTTTTGATGGGCGTACGTATGGTAGCAATTTATGGTATGCAGGGCAGACAATTACTTTGTCAGATTCGTATAAAAATTATGACTACTTGGATTTCTATGTTCATTTGCTTGGCAGGGAAGAAATTCATAGATTCGCAACCGATGACCCTGTTCTGATGTTAAGAAGCACAAACCTTATTGATACATCTACTTCCTCAACTTCTACCATGATGTACATATACGAAACTATAATCAAATTAGAAAGCCAAGAGCCATATACCACGGTCACATGCTATGACCCTGTAAGAGTAGACTGGAGCGGAACTGCGTCAAGCAATGCTGAAAGAATTTATTACACGAACGACGAGGCTAAATATCCGCAAGCAATGCGGGTTATCAAAATAGTCGGTGTGAAGCTGTGTGCAACAAACCCAGAAGTAACAGACATCCGTGTAGGAGCAGATGGCACAACATACTCCAGTGCAGGCGATGCGGTAAGAGGGCAGGTTAGTGATTTAAAGAACGCTATTGAACGGAATGTGCTTATCCCTGAAATCCCAACAATGGAAGATGGTAAATATATAAATGCATCTGGGAATATCGGGAGCAATAACGGCTTTGCTCTTTCGGATTATATTAAAGTTGACGGGGTTTATGCCATATATTCGGCTTTGGCAAAGGACTATGCAATTTATTATTTCACAGAAAGCAAAGAAAAAATATCTATACAAAATGTAGATAATGCAACATTCCAGGCGAAAATGGTTGTGCTCGAAATTCCTGAAAACGCTTATTACTTCAGATTTAACGATTACAAAGCAACTCTCCCAGTGGCGTCATGCTGCGTTTATAAATCTTTGCCAAATGATAACAAGAACAACATTATAAATCTTAATTCCAAAATAGATAAAGTTGATGAAAAATTTTACGATTTAGGATTGATTAAATCTGTTGATTTCTCCGACAGAGAAACTGGATTTTATCTGAACCAAAATTGTGCAAAAACATCGTATAATGGGGCTTTTATCTCTCAGCCTGTCAGCGTAAAGGCAGGAGACACAATAGAATTATATATTGCGTCTTACACAAATATGTCCATAATATCAAAATATGATAATGGAACATATACGCCACTCGTTATAGGGCAATATACGGACTATAATAATGCTTATTCTTATACGTACACATCGACTGAAGATTGTGATCTTGTTTTTAGTGGGTATGATAGGAATGGCTATTATGCAAACATTGTTACTCATATAGCGGATACGGTTGACTCTTTAGAAACAGAAATTGAAGTTATAAAGAACGAAAACAGGAGAAATGCTGAAGTCGAGCCGCTTGAAATCGGCTATTATATCAATAGTAGAGGCTCAAAAGTGCCGCTTGGAACGTCTACACGTGGCGGTGTAATTACTTCCCCGATTTATCTTGAAAAAGGCGAGACGCTCACTATATATGCAATGTCATATAACATTATGAGTTCCATTGCGCTAATTTCAGGAACTGAATATTTGCCCGCCGTGCTTGGCGATAGTACATATGAGGAAGTATATAAGCAATATACATATACTGCACCGTTTGATTGTTCCGTTGTTGTTTCAGGGTATTCTCAATTACCGCCATACGGATACATTACAAAGCAATACAGTGTAAGCAACAATCCATTTTCCAACCTGTTAAATGGCGCAGGCCTTGCGTCTGCCTATGACACAATGGGATTTATTGGAGATAGTATTTCAAGCGGCGAATGTTATTCAAACGAAGGTGGAGAAAATGTTGCCCATGATATTTATGCAGTATCGTGGGGGCAGTATTTGGCGAAGATGTGCGGTTCAACAGGCTATAATTGGTCAAGAGGTGGACAGACTTCAAAAACATGGATTGCAGAATGGTCAAACAACGCATCATTTACAGATCATCCATGCAAGATGTATGTAATTGGACTTGGTCAAAATGATGGTTATGATCTTACAGACGCAAGAGCCGTACCACTTGGAACTTCTGCGGACGTTGGCACAGATGCAGAAACCTTTTATGGTTTGTATTCAAAAATTATCCTGCGAGTTAAAGAGATACAGCCGAAAGCACACATTTTTGTTATCACAAACATCATCCAACAGATTGAAGATCACGGATACAATGATGCAATCAGATATATGGCTGAATACTATGATAACGTGTTCTTGCTAGACTATTACACATATGGACAGGATGCGCTTAACTCTCCGCTTATGTTGTCACAGAAAAGATTGGGGCATTATACGGCTTTGGGATATAGGCTCATGGCGCAGTACATTAACACTTATATTGATTGGTATATGCGAAACAATCCAGATAAATTTACACAGATTGAGTTTATAGGCACTGAATGGTCGTGGACTTAATAAGTTAAAGGACACTTTAAATCATGTTAACTCAAGAAGAAATTGAAGAGCTGAATCAAGAGTTCTTCGAGAGGTGGTAAATGGACAGGCTTGTCTTTGGCATGAAAGTGCTGAATATTACTCAATCTGGCACTATGATCGATGGCAAGCCTAACCTTAGTCATAAAAATATGGCTTTGGATATGGCAGGCTGTGACTCTGGAAAGGACTTTTACTTTGCAAAGTCACGGATGAAGTGCATCGGCGAGATGTGGCTTCACAATCTGAACGGTGCAAGAGTCAGAGGTTACGGCACATATGCCTTTACTTACGTAGACGAGCAAGGCAATCCGACTCCGATGCGTATGGCGGACGGGTCAGAGAAGATCGTCACGCTCGCCATGACTCACAGCTCTCAGCAATATGTAAAATCAATACCGGGTAAAATCTACGAAGTGGGTCAGCCTGTGTATGAAGAAGGTGGTAAGGGTGCCAAGGGTGATCAGACCTTTGGCAACCACATCCATCTGGAGATTGCTGAAGGAGTCACGATTAATAAATACTATGACAAGAGTCTTGGTGTGTACCGCATGAAAACAGAGATCAATCCTGTGAACTGTTTTTTTATTTTGGACGGTTTTACCACAGTCAAAAGCACACACGGACTGACTTTCAAGCATACCGACTCAGTACAGGAGGAAGACATGGGATTCGGATTCAAGGCGCATAAAGCAGAAACGCAGAAAATTATTGATGCACACTGTAACGATTTCACGTATCCAAACGCAAAGGCTTTCCTTGCAAAAAAAGGCGGTTATAGTGCCTATTTAAAGAGCCTAGGCGGAGTCTTTGCAAAATATGAGGGATTCACCGGAAAAATCAAAACATACACAGAATTAAGCGAAATAGGCGATTATGTGTGGGGATTATACGACCTGTGGGGAGTAGATTACTCCAACGGCTGTTCCTACACTTTCAGAGAAAACAGATACAAAGCATATGACGGAGCGAAAGGTGCATACTATCCGCAAGAGAAACCTGTCGGAAGGTTTGCGGTTAATTATTCGGCTTTCAGCTTTGCAAACAAGAATGATTTGCCGACTGTGGACAAAATGCTCTCTGACTGTGCAGAAGGTGGCAAGTATTATGCAGTCACCAACTGCGGACAGGGTGTCGTTCAGATGCTGAAGAAAGCTGGTCTTTGTCCAGCAAACTTTCCTGATCCGGCAGAGTATCCGCAATACTGGAAGGAGCATGGGTATCCGTACACGCTGATCAAGAATACCAAGGATTTAAGAATCGGGGATGTGTTGTACTTCTTCAACAAGCCACTGGCTAACAGAGCAACACGCACCACTCTGTCGAACTGGGAGTCGGGTGGATTCCATACAGCAATAGTTGGCGAAATGACCACAGACGGATATGTTCTGTATGACAGCGGACATGCCTATACGTACTATGGGCAATTCCGCAACTTTAGGAAGTACACAGACAAGCCGTATCAGTGGGCGGAAGACTGGATCGGCATTCGCTTTGACTTCGGTCTCACAGGAGGACAGATGAACGGATGGATAAAAGAGAGTGGTAAGTGGTATTACTACAAGGACGGTAAAAAACTGACAGGGTGGCAGTATCTTGGATGGGGCGGTGGCACGGACTGGTTTTACTTCAGCTCCAAAGGTGCTATGGTCACAGGATGGCAGAAGCTGAAATGGTCTAAAGGCGAATCTTGGTTCTACTTCGATCAAAAGAGCGGAGCCATGGTGACAGGTATGCAGTACTTGAAGTGGAAAGACCGCTATGACTGGTATTTGTTCGACACCACTGGAGCAATGCTGACTGGCAAACAGAAAGCAGAGGTCGTATTAAACAATAGCGGACAGTTAACAGGGGGAAAGAAAGCATGAAGTTATGGTGGAAGTGTGCCGGAATCAGGGCATTAAAAACATTCTGTCAGGGACTGATCACGTTGATCGGATCCGATATGGTGAGTATCGTAAATATCGACTGGAAGACAGCCATCGGCATGGCTGCGACAATGGCATTAGTATCACTGTTGACCAGTGTTGCCGGATTGCCGGAGGTTGACAATGACACCGGAGACTAGCATCTCGGTCGCTCTGATCATCAGCCTGGTCTCGATTGCGTGCACGCTATACAACACGCTGAGCGGATCAAAAAAGAGCCAGAAAGGCGAGATGGAAGCCGAGATCGAGCGCAGGGCAAGCATCAAAGAGGAATTTGTCAAAGTCAATCTGAAACTCGATACTTTCTGCAGACAGATGGAGGAGCTGATCCGTAAACTGGACAAGACTGACGAAAGACTGGATGATCACGAAAAAAGGATCACAAACCTAGAAAGCAAATAAGGCCTCGAAAGAGGTCTTTTTTTATTTTTTGTATAACAAAATGTATAAAAAAAGTAATTTTATAAAGCTGTGTATTATCATTCGAGTCCCTTCGGGCACGCTTAATCTGAGTCGATTTTGCGTAAAAATATAACAAAATTGACTCTTTTTTTACATATTTTATAACTTTTATGAGCATATGTGAGCATGCATTAGCACCGATTTCTCAAATTTGTATAAAATTTTGTATAAAAAAACGACCAGATAATCGTATTGGGACAACTATCTGGTCTTCAACATGTGCAAATTTATTTTAACTCAGTTTGCGATTCTGTACAAGGGCATATCTCTCTTGCTGGTCATCGTTGACGTAGTACAAAGTCATAGACTCGGATTTGTGTCCCATCAATCGCTGCGCTGACTTCTTATTTGTAGCCGTGTTATAGACATCGGTGGCGAACAAGTGTCGGCACATATAAAGCGTGACTCTCGGAAGGCTGCGCTTCTTCCGCATGTGAAGAAGAGTGGTGTCCAGATCGGCGACCTCATAGGGAAGACCATCTGCATCCGGAAAAAGAAGATCTTGTTTTGCATTCTCGAATCTTTCTTTGAGAAGTGAAAGAATTTCTTTAGCAATCGGAATCTCACGCATAGATCCATCCGTTTTGGTGCTGATCAGCTGTCTTGTGTGGTTTCTGGTCGATCCCACGGACTGATAGACATTGATCGTCTCGGTGGCAAAGTCAATTTCAGACTTAGCAAGGGCAAGAGCTTCCTGTGGTCTTAGCCCTTCGTAGAACATGATCAAGATGATATCGTGGATGTCCTGAGCACGTCTGCGTGACTGATCGGAATCGCCATATGTTTTCAGATTTTCCAGTGTGGTGATCACGTCATCGTAAGTACATGACATCTGTCTAGGCTTGGTCGGTACTTTGGATCTTGGCATCTTGATGGCAATCGTCCGATCTATGACCGGTATCTCTTTGATCATCGCTGTTTGAAAGATCTGATGCCATACCGTCTTGCATCGTGACACCGAGTCCTGAGAATGCGTCTCGGCAAAGGTGTTCAAGTTTAATATGACATCTTCTGTCGTGACTTTTGTCACACTCTTGAATTTCAGATCTTCCGTCATCATGGCATCGTAAATGATCCGGTGCCACTCTTTTGTCTTGGCTGAAAGATTAAACAGATCCAGTGATGTATTGAAGCAGTCATCGACCGTCATTGTATAGTATTCGAATGATTCCCTTTCGATTTCCTCGAGCGCCTTGTCTCGGGCTTTTTTGGCCTGTTTCAGAGCGGTC